TGATGATGCTGATAAGTGGCGAATAACTAAAGAAGCTGGTAATAATTCTTTTAGAATACAGAATTATACATCTGGTTCTTGGGAAACAAATATTTTAGCCACAGGTAATGGAGCCGTAGAGCTATATAACGACAACAGTAAACGTGTTGAGACAACTACTAATGGAATAGAACTAGGATTAAGTCAAGGATCTCATCCGTCTGGTGCTTTTGGTGGTGGTTATTATAGTGACATTGTTATTAATAATTGCGGTACAGCTAGTGGTGCTGATGGTGGATCTGGTGTTGTTTTACTTTCTGGTAATGCTTCATGGGGAGGATTTATTTTTGCTGACAATGACGAAGATCAAAAAGCTTATATAAAATACAACCATAGTGCAGACACTATGTATTTTGGTTCTGACGGTGCTGACAGAGTGTTATTAGACGGTACTGCCTTGTATCCAAATACTAATAATGCTATAGATTTAGGTTCAACATCAAAACGATTTAAAAACATCTACACTACTGACTTACAATTATCTAACGAAGGTAAAACAAATGATGTTGATGGCACTTGGGGCGACTACACGATTCAAGAGGGAGAATCAGATCTATTTTTAATAAATAATCGTAGTGGTAAAAAGTACAAGTTTAACCTAACAGAGGTATCATAATGGCATATTACGGAACAAACTCAGTGTTAGCTCAAGCTCATTGGGATGCAAGTAATTCTGGTAATAGTTACTTTGATTTAAAACAATCATTTGGATTTTCAAGTTTTACTAAAATAGCTAATGGTCATTACAGAGGTAGTTTTTCAAGTACTCTTGATGATGACTATTACGTCGTATGTGGTTCTATGAGTGCTGAAAACGCAGCATCAGGATCAGATACAAGCGTAGTCAGAGGTGCAAACGGATTTCATGTACACGTTCATAGCACATCACAAATTGATGTAATTTTTGCTTATGGTACTGCAAATCAAAGTCAAGGAAACGCAAATCATGGAGCGCATATGGGTATTTGTGTTATAGCAAATTAGGAAATTATTATGGCATACGGAACATCATCAACTAAAAGAATTATCTGGACAGAACCAAGTGGTCAAGTAGCGGTTTTGTATCCAATAGAAGCAATAGAAAATTGCATAAAAGATGTGCCAGATGGCTTGTCTTATCATATTGTCGAGGACGACGAGATTCCTAAGAATACTTTTTTTGAGCGTGCTTGGAAAATAGTTGATGGAAAAATAGAAATGGACATAGTAAAAGCAAGAGATGTTCATAGAGAAAACATTAGAATTGCTCGTCAAGAAAAACTCGCAGAACTTGATATTGAGTTTCAAAGAGCATTAGAAAGTTCAGCAGATACTTCAACTATCGTGGCGAAGAAACAAGCATTAAGAGATGCCCCTGCCGATAGTGCGATAGAATCAGCTACAGATGAAGCTGGTTTAAAAGCACAATGGAACACAAGTATTTTAGGCACTAGTCCTTATTCATAGACAGTTCATAAACTGACCAACCGAACTTGACCACATACGAAATTAAGTCTATAATAGGCTTAGTTTCTTTTTTTTATGAATCCCAAAGAAAAACTTTTATTTGTAAGTTCTTTTATTTGGTTTCTACATTGGGGAGTATGTCTTACATCTATCATTCTGGATACGGTTATTCTACGAGGTTATGCAAGAGTGTTGCCTCTTGGTTTATAGAGAAGTATTTTCCCAGACACAAGATCACACTTGATATTATTCATCGTGGAATGAA